ATAACGTTTACCAGCAACTTCAAACTCTTTAGCACCGCTTGCTTTAGCAGCCGCTAATGCGCCTGAGAATTCATTGCCTTCTGCCATTTCTGCTTCTGGTAAGGAATCCATATCAACATTAATTTCAGCTGGTGGATTAGGTAGTAATTCAGCTTCATTAACAACACCTGCGGCGGCATAGAATTTATCATGGCTGAAGCGTGGATTTTGTTGTTTAAATATATCAGCGTGATGTTGTGCTAACTCTTTACGTTTAGCCTCATCTGGAATATTTTTAATTAAATCTGCTACCATACGGAAGTCTTTACGGCTTGCAGCTTCATTAATTGAACTTTCGTCTAACTCTTCTAAGCTAGATCTTTCTAATCCAATTTCTTGTGCTACATCAGTTTCGGCAACAGGAGCAGGCAATCCAGCTAATGCTGCAATTTCATCTAATTCTGATACACCACCTAAGTGACTGTTCATTGGAACGCCACATTCTGCAACTTCTTTAGAGTAATGACTATATGATGTTGCTACATCACCTAAGAAATCTTCGTCCATTAAAAGAATGTTTCTAGCACGATTAGGTTGTATACCCTGCGCTACCATTTCTTTACGTACTGCATCAGCAAATTCGCTGTCTGCTGTGTTTAAATTAGGATTTTTTTCGCACAATGCTTTGGCAACTTGCTCATAGAAGTAATCAGTTTCTTCCATTACACGACCTTCTTTAATTTTAGCAAGTTTAGCTTTTTTCATTTCAGCTTTGCTATTTTTAACTGTATCACCAAATTGTACACTTTCATCTAAATCGCTAACGTCATCTTTCTGTGCGGCGCCGCCGTAGGCGTTACCGGCAACTTTACGGATTGGTGTATTTGTTTTTTCGCTACCACGTTCAGCACGTTCATCTTCTTGTTTGTCTTTTAATGCTTGTAAGCGTTTACGTTTAGCTACTGCGTCGGCATCTATTTCTGCCGGCTCATCATAGGCTGCTTCGCTCAGATTTTTTTCTTTCTTCTTCATAGCCGCAACAAAATCTGCTAGTTTACAATCAGGATTAGATTTTTTAAATTTTTCGTAGTTTGCTTTAAACTTAGGGTGTTTAGGATCATCGAGTGTATATGGGCCGGCGCCTTCTTTAATTTTTAATTTGCTGGTTAGGTCTTTTGCGTCACCACCAAACATGTCTTTAAACGCACCTTTAGCATTGTTTTTATCTTTAACTGCTTTCTTAGGTGGTTGATTAAAAGATGAGGAGTGACGTACACCGTATTCATCGTAGTCGTCGCTACTAAAAGGTTCAGCTTTTTTTTCCTTAACAGCTTGCTTCATTGGCTCTTTCTTGTCGCCATCTTTATCTAAGTCTAAGAAGTCTGGTTTAGCGGCAGCTTCTTTAAAAGTTTGATATTTTGCTTCTAAACTTTTAACTGCTTCGGTGATACTACCACGTGCATCTACGCTTTCGTAGACTGTAGTAGCTTCTATATCTGGCGTCGATGCGGCAGTATCAGAAATGCCCTTTAACTTGCCTAAGATGTTGTAGATGTTGTTACTCATTTTATTATTTTCCTTTAACTGGGCTTGGTATTTTATTTTGTACTGAGCCCACTGGGCTTTGTGTTCCTTGTGGTAAATCATTTGTTGTTTTACCATCTGCAGGTTCATTACCGGCAATTTCAAACTTAACTTTGTTTAATTCTTTAAGAAAACTACCTTGACTGTATGCTTTACTAGCTTCTTCGCCGCAGGCACATTCATCAGCTGAGTATTCTTTATCTAATACTGCTTCACCTTTTTTGAACTCACGTACATCGTTGCCTTCTAAATCCCAACGACGTTGTTCTTCTGGATGATTCGGACTTACTACTACAATGTTTGCTTGAGAAATACCTGCACGCTCACTAACAATAGCACGTAATTGTGCTTCATTAACTGGGTATGTAAGCACAACGTCCATTAGATAAATTTGACAATTTGCCATACTTGGAAAATCGATGTCGCTAGATTTAATTGGTAAGCGTTTGGCTTTACTAAGACTTTCTAATCCATAAGCATCAAGTGCCGCTTCTAATGCTGCTAATTTCTCCGCTGGATCAATGTTAGCAATCTTAATGCGAAACTCATAAGTCTTGTGACTTTCAGTTAAATGTTGTAGAAAATTCTTCATAGTTTTATATATCCTTACAGTTATTTATTCAAAATTGCTGTTTTAATCTAGCTTACCTTTACCTAATATCTGCGCTAGTAGTGCGTTGCGATCAAGCACTACACCCGCTGTGCCGTCAACTGCATCAAGTAACTTGTCGCCGTCTGTTTTGCTGGCATCTTTAGCTGCTTGCTGATCTAATCGCATCTTTTTAAGTTGTAGGTCAATTGTACGTATCTTGCGATCAATCTTAGCTTGCTTTGCTGTAATTGCATGCCCTAGCAAGGTACCCGCTGTGGCTAAAATATGCCCGCTAAAGCGTGCCTCTACGTTCATGCCCAAATCCATTAGGTCCTGGAACTTGTCTTTAGCTAGATCACTTAATTCATCTAGTTCTTTATCTGTTACGTCCAAGTCGTTAACATGTGGTAATGCCGCATCAATCTTATCAATAGTAAGATCCATTTCTTCAATCATTGCTCTGTTTTCTTCTATAGTAGTGGTAGTTTCTTCTACTGTAGGTTCTTCGGTAGGAGCGAGATTAAATAATTCTTGTAGTTTTTGTGTCATAGTAAACTATTTATTTTGTATAGGTATAACATTATATTTTGTTTGGCGTATGTTTGTACTCTGATTATTGTTGCATACATCGCATAATCCAATATCGCGAGTACTAGTAGTATAAAAATGATCAAGCTCTGCATCAGTCACATTAGTTAAATCTAATGGTTTATATTTTAAATATTTTTGCCAATCTGGATCATCAAGTTGTCCTTTTATTTCTAATAGATACGGTAATACAAAAAACCAACTACATTTGTACAATTTAGATTCTACCAGTGCGTGACAGTGCGGCATGCCGCATCCGTTAGCATAAGATCCTGCCGGATCATTAGTAGCATATGGTTTTATTTGTCCGTCAACTTCAAAATATCCAGCTTTAAAATCTGCCAATCTTGATACTTGAACTGTATTTGATTTTACATGATATATTTCAGCCCACGACGATAATTTATGTAAATTAGTTGATGTTACTGCATCTTTATTATTTTTAAGCCAGTCTACATCAAGTGTTAACGGTATAGACGAAACTTTGTCAGCAGCTAAGTTTTTAACAAATTTATCTAACTTAGCATGATATTTTTTTGCTATGACGTCGCTTGAGAATAATGTAAAATGATCAGTTATGTCCACATTGCAAGGGTGATAAGTTTCACATAGTGTTAATAATGGTTTTTTAAATTTGTCTATTAGCAGGCCATTGGTTAACAAACAGATCACGGTAGTCGGATAGTATTCTCGGATTTTTTTAACTATAAGCTGTACTTTATCCCAATATAGGAACAATTCGCCGCCAATAAGATCTATCGATTCTGGATCAACATACTTACTAAGATCTTCTATACTTTTGTATATTGATTCTATTGTTGGATCATATCGAGTATCTTTAATGAAGTCGGATCCGCTAGAGCAACCACGACAACTAAGATTACACCGATGACCATATATTATTTCAACTGTTTTTAATTTAATTCGTTGCATGGCGCCTAACGTTTAACATTTTTAAAAATATCAAATTCTGATACTACTCTAAATCGCATACCGTGTGCCTTAGCCCATTGATCTGCCATGGCCCATTTAGCTAGGTTAATAGCTACTGATAGTTTGTCACGATAGCTTTTAGCTGCTTCCATTGTTGTTTCTTTACTAGGCTTAATTTCAATAAGTTCAGTATGACGTTGTTGATTTGCATCTAAATAAACTACAAGAAAATCCGGAATATATACAGTATTTTTACCAGTGACTGGATTACGATACGGTATAGTAATAGCTTCACTGGCCCAATTAATTATAGATGGATTATTGTCACAGAAGTTCATAAACGTGAATTCCCAACTTGATCTATATGTAGGTGCACGTTTACCGATATACTTCTCGGTGTTGGTTATCTGATATTTTCCGTTGGCGTATTTTGCCATTATGCAAGTATAGCCCGGGCTATATATTTGTTCATTTGCGGGCTATTACTAAGTCCAAGTAAACTGGTGCTAACCCTGTTTAGATTAAGAAACATTGTTAGATATGCATTAAGTTCATTTTTATTTAATTTACGAAATTCGTCAAGCAGTGTTATCGGGTCAATTCCCTGCGTTTGAGCTGTATATATCACAGCTGAGGCAAGGGCTAGGCCGCTGTCTTGATTACCTGTTACAGTTTGAAAATACCCTACCATAGCATCATTGGCATTTTGGCTAATAGTATATTCAGGTTTAAAAAAATTATTAAAATATTCTGTTGTACTATTTGTGTTAATATTAGATGGTAAATTTCCAGTCACTGACATATTGTTTCCTTTAGTTCATATTTCCTGAGATACCAGAAGATTTTTTGACACCCACTAATCCCGGAATTGCAGTAGTTGCCTTAGATAACCCTGCCTGTACACTAGATATAGTTGGCACAAATACTGTGCTTTGTGTATTTTGACCACGCAATATATTTGTTGCAGTTTGTTTAAGTTCAGCAGTTGCTGCAGATTTAATATCAGTGTTTTTAACATTTCTTCCTGTGCGCAATGCACCTAGTGCAGCGGCACCAAAGTTACCCGAGGCTAAGTTAGTTATTACATCACCTGCACCTTCTATTATACCGCCCTGTCCAAATACACTATTAGTGCCGCCGCCTAAACTTGTTAGCGGACTAGCTGTTTTATCATAGTGTAGTTGTGCGAATCCTTGTACTTTACCGCTAGCAACTGGACCCGATTCATAATGTATTGCTTCGTATGCTACCGTCATACTATGTTCCATAGGACTATAATCGCCAGCTGTATGTTGTCCGTGAGCAAAACTTTGTATCGTTGGATTTATTAAAATATAACTACTAAACGATTTTTGATGTAGACTATAAATTCGAATAGCTGTAATGTAATTAGGGGCTCCGGTACCATTAACCAGTGGGCTAAATCCCCAGTTTTGCGAAGTACGTTTCTGATATTTAGATTCTTGTTTATATATCTGTTCTTGTTGTTCCCAATCTCTATAATAGTATTGATAATAGCCCTGCCAAAAATCACGCACTACGTTAGAACTATCATCATGGAATGTAAGACTAACGGGATCATAGTTAATTCTTTCTTGATGGATCATTTTTCTATTGTATGCGTTTAATACCTTATTTTGCACTGAGAATTTAGGCAATGTAACTGTTTTTGCCATCATGCCAATTTCAGTATTATCACCAGGTTTTATATTCGGGTTGATATCAATGAACACATGGAACATTGATCCAATTTTAGGACTAAGTCTATATAAGCCGTCAACAAAAGTCTTAGAGGCATGCTGCCAGTCTTTGATATTATCGCCTGTGCCTAATTGTGTTAATAGTTGGTTAAAGAATCCGGCTGCCATTTGTGCTATCCATTTATATTATTTATCGCCAAAAAAAAGCTCGGTAATTAACCGAGCTTTTAAGTTGTTTCGTTTACGGGTATTAACCAGTAATTGTACTGCCCAATGTTCTTGCAACAACACTACCAACACCTGTACCAACTGGAGTTTGTATAGCATTATCGTAACGGATTGTTAGGCCAATTGTCATAGCTTCGTTAGTACCGTAGTTAGAATCACCATAGTCTGCACTTGACAAGTAGCAACCATACATTTCCCATGATTCAAGAATTGTTGGCTCACTTGCGCCGTTGCCGCCATCTAAGGCTTCCCAACGTGTGACAAATTTATAGTCAATACCACTAGCAGCACTAGCTTGTTCCATAAAGTCAAATTGTTTTTGTAGTTGTTCACCAACACGTTTGCTAACTTCACCAGACGCATCATCACGTAGGTTGCAGGTTACTGCGGTCCACGTTGGTTTGCCTGCTAGATAGACTTTACTGTTGTACACTGGAATTAAAATTTCTTCAAATTCTAATGTAGGACGTTTAAAATCTATAACTTGTTTAGTTAACTCAGTACTTGGTTGACTAACACCAAAGTTTTCAAATGTTACGCGAAAGCGGAACTTTAATTTAGGCATTAACAAACCTTGTGCGCTGGCACTTTGGTTTGTACTTAGCGGTACGGTAAACTTGCTTAATGATGATGTTGCCATCTTAGTATTCCTTTTATATATTTAGCTATTTCTTAGTCTATAACTGGGAGAGTTACCTCTCCCATTATATACGTACTTTATTATTAAACCCCAGCTGCAATAGCACCTGTATTTTTCAAGCGTACTGGAATGTAGATGAATTCAATTGCTTTAACTGGCTCAATTGCAATATCAATATACAATTCATTACGGTCAATACGATCTGGTGTGTTGTTAGTTGTATCACAAACTACTAAGTAATCATAGATACCACGTTTAGCAACTACATCATTAAGTACTGATTCAAATGCTTGTTTAACTTGGTTACGTGTAATTGTATCGTTTGGTTCAAATATGAACGGACGAGCAACTTCATCTAATACTTTAC